CGTAAATACTCGGATAAAAAACGACATCTTCCTTATAAGCCTGAATTGAAAGATTATATTGATGAACTACTTGAAAAAATCGAATCTGAAAAGATTGCTGATGCAAAAGAAGTTATGGAATACTTAACTTCGGTGCTTCGTGGTTCTTCTGAATCAGAAGTTGTAGTTATTGAAGGTGTTGGTGATGGTTGTTCCATAGCAAGACGAATGACAAAAAAACCTGATGAAAAGGAAAAGTTAAAAGCTGCTGATTCCCTTTCAAAAATTCTTGGACTATCAAAAGAAAAAATTGATGTTAATGCAAATCAAGTTATTTTGGTTGATGATGTGCCTGAAGATTGGTAATAATTATGCAAATTTTAGATTTTAAAGAATTAGTAGGACATAATTATGGTGATTTTCTCAACACAACTAAAAGATACAGAGTTTGCAAAGGTTCAAGAGGTTCTAAAAAATCAAAAACAACTGCACTTGATATAATACTTAAATTAAAGAAATATCCTGAATCAAATGCTTTGTGTGTTAGACGATATGGTAATACATTGCGTGATTCAGTATTTTCTGATTTAAAATGGGCTATTCATAAAATGCATATGGATGATGAATTTGATTGTACTGTATCACCTATGCAGATTACACACAAAATAACCGGTCAAAAAATCTTATTCAGAGGGCTTGATGATGGTTTAAAGATTACATCAATATCCGTTGACAAAGGTTATTTGTGTTGGGTATGGATAGAAGAAGCGTTTGAAATAACTGATGAATCTGATTTTGATAAATTAGATTTGTCTATTCGTGGTGAAGTTCCTGATGGTTACTATAAGCAAATAACATTAACATTCAACCCTTGGAGTGCCACAAGTTGGCTAAAGGCAAGATTTTTTGATGTTGAAGATGATGATGTTTTTGTTAAAACAACTACTTGGGAATGTAATGAATGGCTTGATGAAGCTGATAAAAACATTTTTCTTAAAATGCAAAAGAATAACCCACGAAGATATAAAATTGAAGGTGAAGGCGATTGGGGTATTGCTGAAGGCTTAATATATCAGAATTACAAGGTTGAAGATTTTAATGTTGATGATATTAAAGCTATTCCAAATATTAAGGCTGCTTTCAATTTAGACTTTGGTTTTACTGATCCTAATGCTTTTGTTTGTGAATTTGTTGATAACACTAATATGAAGATATACATTTTTGATGAATGGTATCAAACTGGTGTTACAAATAAAATCATTGCACAAAAAATTAAAGACAAGGGTTATGGTAATCAAAAAATAATTTGTGATAGTGCTGAACCTAAATCTATTGCTGAACTTCAAGAAGAAGGTATAAATGCAAAGCCTTCAAGAAAAGGTAAAGATTCAGTTAATTATGGTATTCAGCTTATTCAAAATTATCAAATTATAATTCATCCACGCTGTGTGGAATTTAAAAAAGAAATAGATAATTATTGTTGGGCAAAGGATAAGAATGGAAAACCAACTGATAAGCCAGACCACGAATTTTCACACGGTATGGATTCAATGCGTTATGGTATTTCAAGTATTCTATTGCCTAATGCATTTAGTTTTGATTAGGGGGGTGATGTAAATGTTCAATTTTTCTGATAATTCAGTAATTATGGATAACATCATTAAACAAGGTGATGAAAACAGAATAACTGATAAGCAGTTCATAGTTCGTGAGATTAACAGATTTAAAATATCACGCAAAAGGCACAATATGTTGACTGGTGTTAGATATTTTAAGGGTGACCACGATATTATGTATCGTAAAAGAACTATGATTGGTTCAAATGGTAAACTTGAAGAAGTTGAAAATCTACCTAATGAAAGAATAGTTGACAATCAATACAAGAAAATGGTTATGCAGAAAAATAATTATTTACTTGGTCAACCCTTTTCAATTCATTGTGATAATGATGTTTATGTTAAGCTTCTTCAATCAGAATTTTTTAACAAGAAATTCTTTAGTCTTTTGTTAAAATTAGGTACTGATTTTCTTAATTGTGGTATAGCTTGGGTATTTGTTCACTATGATGAAGAAGGAAAACTTGCATTTAAACGAATTAAACCTTATGAGGTTATACCCGGTTGGAAGGATGCAGACCACACAATACTTGAATATGCTATTCATATTTATTCTACTATTCAATATGAAGGCACTAATGATGAAAAGATTGTTGAATTTGTAGAAGTATTTGATGAAAATGGTATAACATACTTTCAACTTACAGATGGTGGTTCATTAATTCCAACTGCACCTTATCATTCAAATTATTTCACCGTTACTACTGCTGATAATTTGGAAGAAGGCTATAATTGGTCAAGAATACCTTTAATTCCATTAAAATATAATGATGATGAAATACCACTTATTAAGAATGTAAAATCATTGCAAGATGGTATTAACATTATTGAATCGAACTTTTTAAACTGTATGGAAGAAGATGTGCGTAACACTATTCTTGTTCTTGTTAACTATGATGGTACAAATCTTGGTGAGTTTAGAAAAAATCTTGCTACTTATGGTGCTGTTAAGGTTACTACAGTTGATGGTTCAGCCGGTGACTTGAAAACACTTGAAGTTGAAGTTAATTCTGAAAACTACAAAGCAATACTTGAAGTATTTAAAAAAGCCATTATTGAAAATGCTATGGGCTATGATGCTAAAGATGATAGGCTTTCAGGCAATCCTAATGAAATGAATATTCAATCAATGTATTCTGATATAGATTTAGATGCTAACGGCATTGAAACATTACTTCAAGCTTCATTTGAAGAATTGTTATGGTTTATCAATATGCACCTTTATAACACTGGATATGGTGACTTTGAAGGTGAAGTTGTAGATATTATATTTAATCGTGATATGCTTATTAATGAAAGCACTGTTATTGATAACTGCACTAAATCAGTTGGTATTCTTTCTGATGAAACAATTATTGCAAATCATCCGTGGGTTGATGATCCGGTACACGAAATTGAAAGATTGAAAAAGCAAAAAGAAGAAAATATTGACCAGTATGGCAATGCTTTTCTTCAGAACAATCAGAATATTCAAAATGAAGAACCGGATGATGAATCAGGTGATGATGAATAATGAAAACATCTAAATATTGGAAGAAACGATTTGAGCAGTTAGAAAGTGCTTCAAATGCTTATGGTGTTAGCACTTATAATCAAATTGAACCAGTGTTTCAACAAGCACAAAGGCAAATTCAAAAAGAAATTGAAGCGTGGTATGGTCGCTTTGCTAAAAACAATGAAATTTCAATTCAAGAAGCAAGAAAAATGCTTTCTGCTTCAGAACTGAAAGAATTAAAGTGGGATGTAAACGAATACATACAATATGGTCAAGAAAATTCTGTTGACGGCTTATGGATTAAGGAACTTGAAAACGCTTCTGCAAGGGTTCATATTAGCCGATTAGAAGCATTGAAAATACGAACACAACAAGCTTGTGAAGTTGCCTTTGGTAATGAACTTGATGAAGTTGATAAAATGGCAACTAAAGTTTATAGTGATTCATATTATCATAGCATTTTTGAAATGCAAAAAGGCTTTAATGTTGGTTGGAACATAGGACAAATTGATAATAGGAAGCTTCAAAAAATCATAAGTAAGCCTTGGGCTGCCGATGGAAGAAACTTTTCAGATAGAATATGGCAATCCAAAACGCAGCTTATTAATGAACTTCATACTGAATTAACAAGAAATTGCATACTTGGTAAAGCACCTGATGAAGCTATTAACGCTATTTCTAAAAAATTAGATGTTAGTAAAAATCAAGCAGGCAGACTTGTTATGACTGAACAAGCGTATTTTCATTCAGTTGCACAACAGGAAGCATTTAAAGATTTAGATGTTGAAGAATTTGAAATTGTTGCAACTTTGGATAGATATACTTCTTCTATTTGTCGCAGTATGGATGGTAAGCATTTTCCAATGTCAGAATATGCACCCGGTTCTACTGCACCACCCTTTCATCCTTGGTGTAGGTCTGTTACTGTTCCTTATTTTGCTGATAATTTTGGTGGAATGAGGGCTGCAAAGGATAAAAACGGTAATACATATTATGTTCCTGATGATATGACATATAACGAATGGGAAAAGCAATTTGTTAATTCTGAAAAGTCAAATAAATTTATTGATAATATCTTGAAAGATGATGATAAAAATGCTATCATTCCTAATGTAAGCAATAATAGTAAATTTGCTGATATTCAATCTGCAAGTGATTATACTAAAAATTTTGCAGAAAATGTTGATTTTAGTGGTGTTAAGAAGGTAAATGGTATCAATGAAATTAACAACACTTTAGACGAATTAACACAAAGATTTCCAACTGAAAAATTTAAAAGCATTTCTGCTTCTGTAACTGGAAGTACAAGTGGCTCATATAATTTCGGTAATTTAAAGCTTAACAAAACTGTGATTAATAATGGTAAAATCAAAAGAAGTTACACTGATTGGAAAACGCATTGTAATGAAAATATTGATATTGCTAAAGATTATATGTTACAAGCAAAAGATTGCTTATCACAAGCAACAAGTTATTCAGATGTAAAATATTATAAAAAACGAATTTCTGAATATCAATCATCTATAAAAGAATTTGAAGAATGTGCAAAGTATTCACGCTATGGTGTTGATGAAAGTCTTAAAGGTGTTGTGACACACGAATATGGACACGCTGTTGCTGGTGATTATTTTGGTTTTATTAGTAGTCAAGTTCCTAATAAAGTTATCGAAAAGCATCACACTATTATGCAAGCAAATTCATTAAAGACTGATTGGAATATAGCATTTGCACAAGCTAAAAAAAGTGGCGATATTTATAATATTTCTTATTATGCTTCTGCAAATTCACACGATTTCTTTGCTGAAAGTTTTGTTATGTATGCAAATGGTGAAAAATTACCAGATTATATTGAAAAATTGTTAGAAAGGACACTTAAATAATGAATAATGGTGAAATGAACGAATACAAATGTAAAGATTGTTTACATTATTCATCAGGAAAATGTTTCATAAAAGTGATTGATAAAAAAGAAAATGTAAATGTTGATAAAGATGATAGTTGCGAAAAAATATTTCCAACGACTAAAGCATACTTAGAACATAATAAATTTTAAGCACTTTGCAGTCGATTGCAAGGTGCTTTTATTATGCTTATTTCTTCCTTTGGGGTGAGGTTCAACCTCCGGCTTCACCCCTTCTATTGTTAATCAGAAGTGAACTAATAAAAGTTCACTTCTTTTTTATTGACCGGTGCAAGTCGAAAAACTACACAAAATTTCAAAAATCTAATGGTGAAAGAAACACCGACAACAAACTGAAAGGATGAAGAAATTATGACACGCAAATTTTTAGAAGACAAAGGTTTATCAAAAGAAGTTATTGATGCAATTCTTGATGAAAACAGCAAGGATATTGGTAAAGCAAAAGGTGAACTTGATTCTGTTAAGGCTGAACTTGAAACAGCTAACAAAGACAAAGAGGGGTTACAGCAACAAATTAATGACACTAACAGCAAACTTGCTGAACTTCAAAAGTCAAATACAGATGTTGATACGCTGAAAACTCAAATTGAAGATTTGCAAAACCAAATCAATACAGACAGTGAAAATCACAAAGCAGAAATTAAACAACTTAAAATTGATTCTGCTGTTGATGCAGCCCTTAACAGTGCAAAGGCAAAAAATGTAAAGGCTGTTAAAGCACTGCTTGAACTTGAAAACGCTGAATTATTGGATGATGGAACAGTTAAAGGACTTGATGAACAAATCAAGGCACTTGTTAAAGGTGAAGATTCCAAATTCCTTTTTGATTCAACAAAAACAAAAATCAAGGGTGCTTCTGTGGGTGAAAATGGCAACGAAGAAGAAGATACTGAAGTTGATACTTCAAAAATGACTTATTCTGAAATGGTTGCTTACCTTAAAGAAAACCCTGATGCAAAAATCTAAATTATTGAAAGGATAATGTATTATGGCAAAATTTGATTCAAAATCATTTAATGAACAGGCATTTGGTGCTTATGTTGCAAAAGTGCCTAACACAAAGAAAACTGAACTTGCTAAATCAGGTGCTGTTGGTTCAAACGAGGAAGCAAGACAAGCTTTAGCTTCTCAAACAGGTTCACTGTATGCAAGAATACCTTATTATGGCAGAATTTCAGGCGACACATCACAAAACAATGATGGTAACACTGATATTGCTTCAAGCAACACAACAACTTATGAACAGGGCTTTGTTACTGCAAGCCGTATGGATTCTTGGACTGAAAAGAGTTTCAGCAAGAGCATTACAGCAGGTGTTGACTTTATGGACAATGTAGGTTCACAAGTTTCTGATTATAAGTTTGAGGTTAAGCAAGGTATGCTTCTTGCTATTCTTAATGGTGTTTATGGTATGACAACTACAGGTACATCTGTAGCAGCTAAAGCAGCAAAAGAATTTATTGAAAAGCACACTTATGATATTACAGGTAACACTGGTGATGATGCTTATGTTGGTGCAGGTACACTTAACAAGGCTATTCAAAAGGCTTGTGGTGATAATAAGGATATTTTCAAACTTGCTATTATGCACAGTGAGGTTGCAACAAATCTTGAAAACTTGAAGCTGTTTAAGTATCTTACTTACACTGATGCTGATGGTATTACAAGAGATTTGGCAATTGGTACTTGGAATGGTAGAACCGTGCTTGTTGATGATGGTATGCCTACAACTGATGTTGCTAAAAGTGGTGATGTTGATGCTTACACTGCATATACAACTTATGTGCTTGGTGAAGGCTCAATTG